GTATGGTTGAGTCTTTTACTCGTGCAATGCCAGATGAGTTTAAAAATGACACAAACATCGATACTTTTACTGCATATAAAAAATATCTTGCGTCCAAACCTTGGGTAACAAGTAATTATCTTAAAAAACCTGAACGTAAACCAGATTGGGTATGACTAAATTATGGAGAATATGGAAGTATGCACTGGGTAGTTTCTCTGACGAAAAGACTAAACGATACGACAATCACATTGTTCTGGTACGTACTTTTATTTTCCTTTCTTATCTCATTACTAACTGTTTTATTATTAGCGGAGTAATCCGTCATTGGAATGATTTATGAGTAAGAAAATTGACATAGTTGCATGGAGGTCATCTTGAGGGATTTAATTCTATTTGGTGATTGTAAAGAGAATCTATCAGCATTTTTGCCAAAGACTGCCAGAATGTGTGTCACTTCACCACCCTATTATGGACTTAGAGACTATGGTGGAGAGAATAAACAGATAGGTCAGGAAAATACACCTGAAGAGTATATTAATAACCTTGTAGAGGTATTCAGAGAGGTTAGAGATGTACTTACTGATGATGGTACATTGTGGGTGAACATAGGTGATAGTTATTATAACTATAGACCTGGAAAAGCATATGTTAAACAGACTGTAAGTAAAACTAATCAGGACTTACCAGAGTATTCACCTAAACGTAGTAATAAATTAGAGGGACTAAAAGAAAAAGATCTTATAGGTATTCCGTGGATGTTAGCCTTTGCATTAAGGGCTGATGGGTGGTATTTGAGACAAGATATTATATGGAATAAACCTAATCCTATGCCTGAGAGTGTAAGAGATAGATGCACTAAGTCACATGAGTATAT